AACAGCAGACTATTTAGACTTTAATGATTTAGACGTAGATTTTTTAGCAGAGGATTTTTTAGACAATGAAGCTGATTTAGAGTTTACAGAGTTAGATATAAATTATTTAGATGTAAACTTTTTAGAGGACTTACTTAACATTATAGATGCTTTGGCTGTAGGCGAGGAAGAAGATCAATTAAATCAAATCGCTACGGGAATAAAATAACAGGAACACAAATAGGACAAGATAAAGTAAGTCAAATTACAACGATTATAACAGGACAACTAGTTAGCCTTAGAAGAAGCGTAGGAGATACTTTTAGGGTAGACTTAGATGGTTCAAGTTCGTATACATTACTATTAACACAAAACGGTGTAGAAAACATAATTAAAGTTAATGGTGGTTCTTCTAATACGATAACTATAAATCAAGGCAACTAATGAAACGTTTACTACTCCCAGTTATATTAATTTTATTTAGTTTTCCTCTAGTTTTACAATTCACACCATTAGAAATATTAAAGTTAAAAACTTTTGATGCATTAGTTACTGATCAAAAACCATCAGGGTATTTTACAATTTTAAATATTACAGAAGAAGACATAACCACGGAGGGCGGTTATCCACTATCACGGCAAACTTTAGCTCAGATACAAATCAACTTATTAAGAAAAGGCGCAATAGGTGTAGGCTGGGTTGTTGCTTTCCCGCAACCAGATAGATTTGGCGGAGATTTTGAATTTACAGAATCATTAAGTTTTGCACCTAGTGTACTAGCTATGTATGAAAATAACACAGACTCATACCCACCCACAACAGGCACAGTTATCTTAGGTGAAGATATAGGTGGTATAGTTTCTCAAGGTGTTGTAGAAAATATAGATATATTAAAACAAAATGCAAGCCAAGGGTTAGCTGTAGCTAGAACTGATATAGATAATTTAGTTCGCAGACTACCTTTATTAATGCGCACACCAGAAGGTTGGGTTCCAGCATATGGCACAGAAGTATTAAAAATATTAGCTGGTGCAGACACCTATGTAATTAAAACAAATCAAAACGGTTTAGAAGAAATACGTGTAAAAGGTTTGCCTTCTGTTCCTGTTGATTCATTAGGTCGTAAATGGGTGAGTTGGGTTGACACACCACAAACAGATTTAGGTGAAATGAATGTAGAAAACAAATTTGTTTTTGTAGGGTTTACAGCTAAAGGCATTATGCCTCAACTTGCGACACCTGTTGGTTTATTAGAACCACATAAAATACAAGCAGCACTTGCCGAATCTATATTGATAGAAAACAGTCCACGAATACCAGACTATTCGTTAGCTGTTGAGTTAGTTACACTATTGATAACTGTTTCTTTAATATGGTTTATAGTCCTTAATATGGGCATAACCTCAGGTATTATAATAAGTACCTTTATATCGCTCCTAACAGTCCTTTCTGGGCTTTATATGATACGAAAAGGGGTACTTATAGACGTAACTTGGACATTAGTTTCTCAAATACTTACAGGAAGTATAGGTTTCTATTTAAACTTTCGCACACAGTTTAAACTTCGACAAGAAATTAAAAAACAATTTGAGCATTACCTTGATCCAGCACAAGTCAAAAGGTTACAGGATCAACCTGAGTTATTAAAGCTCGGTGGTGAAAAAAGATATTGTACTTTTTTATTCACAGATGTACGAGGGTTTACTGCTTTGTCTGAAACACTAGAACCAGAAGAAGTAACATATATTATGAACCAAGCTTTGACTATACAGCAACAAGCAGTACAGAAACATGGAGGAATGGTTGATAAATATATTGGTGATGCAATGATGGCTATCTTTAATGCTCCTCTTGATTTAGAAGACCATGAAAACAAAGCTGTAATCGCAGCGATAGAAATACAAAAGAACATAAAAGAAGCAGACATAGATGTAGCTATAGGGGTTGGAGTAAACACTGGTTACGCTGTTATAGGGAACATGGGTAGTGAATCTAGGTTTGATTACACAGCTATAGGAGACGCAGTAAACACTGCAGCAAGATTAGAAAGTGCAACTAAAGAAGTTGGTGAAGATATATTAATCGGCGAGAATACTAAAAAAAGTTGTGGAATTAAGTTAAACTTACTAGAACCTATAAAGGTGAAGGGGAAAAAAGACCCTCTAATTATATACACATGGCGAGGTAAACATGAAAGCATTACTTAAAAACTTAGTTGGTACAGTAGCTCCAACACTCGGTCAAGCATTAGGTGGACCAATGGGAGGGATGGCTGCAAATATGATTGCAGATGTACTTGGTTGTAAAAACGAACCTAAAGAAATACAAAAAGCAATAGATAATGCTACACCTGAACAAATGCTTCAATTGAAAAAGGCTGAAACAGAGTTTGAAATCAAAATGAAAGAACTAGAAGTAGATGTGTTTAAGTTAGAAACAGCCGATATACAAGACGCAAGAGGCAGGTTTAGTAAAGACTGGACCGCTCGTATTATAGGTATTGCTGTAGTAGGTGGGTTTATGGGCTACATATTCTTAGTAACTATCCAACCTCCAGAGCAAAACTCAGAAGCTTTAATTAATCTTGTTCTTGGTTATCTGGGCGGACTAGCTTCAGCTATTATTAGCTTTTATTTTGGGGCATCTAATACACCAAGCAAAGATGACTAAGATGAATATATCTGAAGAAGGTTTAGCTCTTTTAAAAAAATTTGAGGGATGTGAGTTAAAAGCTTATCAAGACTCTGTTGGAGTATGGACAATAGGATACGGACACATCAAAGAAGTTAAAGAAGGCGACCAAATAAATAAAGATGAAGCAGAACACTTACTAGCAGAAGAAATGCCAGAGTATGAAGGATACATTAACAGTTATGTGGACGTGCCTTTAGAACAAAATCAGTTTGATGCGTTAACTTGTTGGGTGTACAATCTTGGACCAACAAATCTTAGAAACTCTACGCTTTTAACAGTTTTGAATCAAGGAAGATACACTGATGTTCCTAGAGAAATTAAAAGATGGAACAAAGCAGGAGGCAAAGTCTTAAAAGGCTTAATAAGAAGAAGAGATGCAGAAGCTCTTTTGTTTGAAGGGAAAAATTGGTATGAGGTGTAGCTATGGCATTAAGCAAATTTATATTTAGACCTGGAATTAATAGAGAAGGAACTGATTACGATAACGAAGGTGGCTGGTTTGACGCAAACCTAATACGGTTTAAAAACGGTAGGGTACAGAAAATCGGAGGCTGGGCAAAAGACACACTTGACACATATTTAGGAAAAGCACGAGCACTTCATGCATGGGTTTCTTTAGAGGGTAGTAAATATTTAGGTTTAGGTACAACTTTTAAATATTATATTAAACAAGGAACTAATTTTGATGACGTTACACCAATAAGAAAAACAAGCACTAACAGTATTACTTTTTCTGCAACAAATGGTTCAAGCACAATTACAGCAACAGACTCTAACCATGGAGCAGTAATCAATGATTTTGTAACTATATCAGGTGCTGTTAGTCTAGGTGGTTTAGTGACTGCTGCTGTTTTAAATCAAGAATATCAAATTACGACAACACCTACTGTTAACACCTACACGTTCGAAGCAAAAGACACATCAGGTACTACTGTAACAGCTAACGCAAGTGACAGCGGTAATGGAGGTTCAGGAGTTGACGGAGCATATCAAATAAATGTGGGTTTAGACGTTTTCGTAGCAAGCACAGGTTGGGGAGCAGGTACTTGGGGAGCAAGCACGTGGGGTTCTGCTAGTGCTTTATCTGCAAGCAATCAGTTGAGACTTTGGACTCATGATCATTTTGGTGAAAATTTAATTATTAATCCACGTGGGGGCGGTATTTACAGATGGTTAGAAAGTAGTGGAACAACTGTAAGAGCTGCAGAACTATCTGGGATTACTGGTGCTAATTTAGTTCCAACTCTTGGTCTGCAAGTTATTACTTCAGAAAAAGATAGACATTTAATTGTGCTAGGCGCAGACCCTATAGTAGATTCTGCACGCACAGGAAGTGTAGACCCTATGTTAGTAGCTTTTAGTGATCAAGAAAATGATATCGATTTTGAACCAAGAAACACTAACACTGCAGGATCTCTTAGGTTGTCTTCTGGTAGCAAAATAGTTGGGGCTGTTAAATCACGACAAGAAATATTAATCTGGACAGATACTGCTTTATACAGCATGCAGTTTATTGGACCACCTTTTACTTTTGGCATAAATTTAATTAATGAAAATTCAGGTTTAATCGCACCTAAAGCAGCAGTGACTGCACCTAGTGGTGTTTTTTGGATGGGCTATGATAATTTTTATGTGTATACAGGTTCTGTAAAAAAAGTGCCGTGTAGTGTGTTAAGTTATGTGTTTGATGATTTTAATTCTAGTCAAGCATTTAAAACGCATGCATTTACAAACACTCAATATGATGAAGTAGGCTGGTTTTATTGTTCAGGAAGCTCTGATGAAATAGACAGATATGTTTCTTATAATTATGCAGAAAACGTTTGGGCATATGGTCAACTAAGAAGATACGCTTGGTTAGATGCAGGTGTAGAGTCTTATCCCAGAGCTACAGAAAACTCTTATTTATACGAACATGAAACAGGGTATGACGCAGATGGTAGTCCTATGACAAATGTTTTTGTAGAGTCAAGCGATTTTGATATAGGCGACGGTGAGCAGTTTGCTTTTATAAATAAAATGATTCCTGATATTAGATTTTTAAGTAACAGTACAGGCGGTCAAGTAAACCTAGTTTTAAAAACACGTAATTTTCCTGGAGACACATTAACAACAAACAGTACTTCAGCTATCACCAGTTCTACTCAACAGTCTCATGTAAGAGCTAGAGCAAGACAAGCGGTAGTAAGAGTAGAGTCAGATGATGACAACACAACAGCAAACACAGAAACAGGTTGGAGACTAGGAGCTACAAGACTAGATGTAAGAGCTGACGGAAGACGATGAGCAGGTTATTACAAACAAGGCTTCCTATAGAAATGGAAGAGGTTGTTACCCCAGATACATATAACCGTTTAGTAAGAGTATTAGAAATCAATCTAGGTGAGTTTGACACAGACAACATTCGTCAAATAGATGACACAACTAAAAACACAGCTAACTTTAACCCAGGAAGTTTAATTTGGAACACGAACAATGAATCATTAGAAGTTTACAGCGGTAATGAGTGGATAACCATCACTACACCCAAAATAAATAAAGGGTTATCTGCTACTGGTTCTGTGGGCGAAGTAACATTAAAAATAGCAGGAGCTACAAGCATTTCATTATGATATATACAACGTTGTTCAAATTAGTTATTATTAACTAAATCAGGAGTTAAATAGAAGGCTATGCAGACCACAGGGCTAGAAAGTTTAGAAAATTTAGCAGATGCTCGTTATGAATTAGCGATGCATGGTCGCTATGGAGATACTACAATAGGTCACCTTACTCCTGGAGAAATGGTCTTACCTAGACCTATAGCTGATGACCCTGTATTAAAAAGACAACTATTTGATGCTTTTGAGCGTCATGAAATCAACCCTTATCAATACCAAGTAGGACATTTTGAAAACTCAATCAATCCACTTACAGGCGCACCTGAGTTTGGTTTCTTTAAAAAGTTAGGTAAATCACTTAAAAAAGCAGCACCAACTATCGGTAAAATTGTAGGTTTTGCTGTTGGTGGACCAGCAGGTGCAGCAATCGGTGGTGGTATAGGTGGTGGTATAAAAGAAGGAAACCTTAAAGGCGCAGTAAAACACGCTGCACAAGGGTATGTGTTAGGAAGCGTAGCAGCAGGTGCAGGTGTTAAAGGTGGCACTTTTGGAAAAACAACTTTTAGCGAAGGAATTAAATCACTAAACCCATTTAATGCAGAAGGCATGTTTAGGAGTCTCGGAGAAGCTACTCCTGGATCTGGGGGCATAGGTGGATTTTTCCAAGACATAGGTGCCTCTGGTAGAGGAATGTTGGGCGGTACTT